CAATTGCATCGTATTGTATATAAAGCGTATCATCCATCATGGGATATAATGGATAGTTCAATGAATAATTGTATTGATCATATAGATGGAAATAAACAAAACAATAATATAGAAAATTTACGAGTGGTAACAAATCAAGAAAATCAGTTTAATACAAAGGCAAAGGGATATTATTTCAATAAGAGAAGAAATAAATGGATGGCGTATATAATGGTAGATGGTAAACTTATTAATCTAGGATATTACGACACGGAAGCGGAAGCACGTCAAGCATATTTAACAGCAAAAGCAAAACTACATATTATAAAAGACCGAACTAATTGTATTTCTCTAAATATTTCTTCTGCTTCAACTCAGAAACAGCTTCTTTGATAATAATCACCTTCTGTTCATTTGAAATATCCAATTCAAAAATCTCTGAATCCAACTGAGATCCGTAACGCTTCTTAAAATAAGCAATTTTTCTCTTAACACTCCCGCCATTTTCGTGATAATAACGCTTAAATGCTTTATTGAAATAGACATTCTTATGCATGCCTGCGATGACCATATTCTTTTCCGTTGTTGTGTTATTCATCTCACTTGTGCTTACTGTTGCGCTCATAGTTATAATCATATATCACTATGTCTTTAAGTTATTTATATATCTATTTAATATATATATATATATAAATCATATCTTTATCACCTTTCTAAACCTACGATTCAACATATTTTCCTGATGATTCGTGAGTTTTAGGTTATCTATACGATTATCGGATTTATTCCGATTCAGATGATCTATATGTAAACCATCAATATTGATCTCGGGATTAAATGCCTTATATATAAGGCGGTGTAAATAGAATGTTTTCAAATCTTTACCATTGCGACATGTGATCGTCTGATACCCTGAATGCTTTTTAGTGATCTCGGTATAAACTCGTTTGAATTTATTTAGTTTCAACACTCGTCCATTTGAATAAAAAATAAAATGATTATTAAATATAGAAAATGTTTTCATACTTACAATCTACATACAGGAAAATTTCAGAATCTTTACGAGAATTTTTAAAATCACAATATAGATCATATAAACTATATAGAGATTATTGTAAGGAATAAAACACCTCTTAGACCACAGTAAAAGCATTATCATCGTCATTATTACAATCGCACGATGTGTCAAGCATTCGGTCATATATAATACCATCTCGTTCCTCATGTAGTCTAACGTACCCACATGAAATATCAAGATATCTATTGATGAGTCGTGCTAATTTTTTCTTATATGAACTTAACTCTGTACGTAATCTGATTTTTTCATAATTGTCCTTTTCGTTTTTCTCATTGAGTTTCATTAAATTATCCATAGCACTTTTATAATCATTGTCCTTCATGGTTGTCTTATATTTTTCAAGGATTTCAAGAATTTCGTCGATCATATTGTCATATATTATAAGTTTTGATTTTAAGTAAAAAAAATACATTTAAATAAAGAATGCTCCTTTATCATGGAGTATATAATTGGGTTGGTGATTTTTCACTAGGGTGACTGATCTACTCGGAAGATTTACAATGCGTCTTATTAATTCGGTTTCCATATTTTCATAATTTTGTAGATATTTAGTTATACCGTATCTAGATGATCCATTTGGAAACATAACGACCGATGTAGACTCATTTAAAATCTTACGGGTGTTATGACCATCAGTAAGTAAATGGTTTATCATGATGACATGAGTGCGTGTATGACGATTAGTTTCAATTAAATTGCCAACAGATGACACTAATGCTTTTTTAATTTGCTGGTTTGGAATAGAGAATACGTCATCAAATAAAATAATTGAATCAGTTACTGGACCTATGGGTAGACCTTCCATTGCAATTTCTTCTGGTGATATTTCAAGAGGGAATAAATCCATTAAATCTTCACTAGGAGCAACGCCACTAACGAGTACGAAATCATTATCGTTTCTATGTTTCTTATGATAAGCAAGATATTGTTGTATCAATTTAGTACTATAATAGGTCTTACCAGATCCAGACGCTCCACATACATATATGCGTTCGTATGTGTCTGGGTCTATCATTTTTTCAAATTTACCTGAATGTAAACGGAGTCCTTTACGTTTTAATTTTTCAAACTCTTTAAGAGTTTCATAGTAAATATCTTTCATATAATCATCATCAGGTTCAAACCCCGTATTAACAGATTCTTCTAATATTTTACGTTGGTCTGCGTTCAATCTATTTAAGAATGTCTTTTTAAGATCATCTAAAGTGTACTTATAAGGTTTAATCACCAAATATTTATTTTTTTGATCTCCGCCTTTAATTTTAGCAAGTTTTTTAAATTTGGTATTTTTTGATGCTATAGAGAACATTTATATTATAATAAGAATTTTTTTTTATCTCCGTATATTATAAATTATATTATGTCTTATCAACCAAGCAGATATGAAAGATTAATGGCATCAAGAAATAAATCATTTAGCAAGATAGATGATTTAGGAAATCGTGCTACAATGTTTTCGGATAACACTAGCCACAAAGTGAACGGTGGTGTACCTTATGTTATGCAAACCGAAAAACGTCAATACAGTAAAGCACCTCATATTGAAAATGATGAACCGATTGGAGATGTAGGGAAAGTTCGTTCTGAACGTGATAATCAATATAGACAACAAATGAAAATCCTTGCCATGTCTATGAATCCTAAAACGATTAGTTCAAATGTTTAGGTACCTTTTAGGAAAAGGTAGGACCAAAACATAAAAGGTAAATTTTTTTAAAAGTTAAATTTTGCAATACTTTTTTTAAAAGTATAATATATAAAATGAAAAATCTAGATTACGTTATTTCACAGGCAGAGAAAGTTTCGTTAACAGATAATGATGTAAGAGAATTAACAAAAGGTAAATGCCGTGTATTGCTTTATTCGGATTTAATGAAATTCAATACAATTGACGAGGTGTTAGCACCTCACGGAGCAGTGATTTTACTATATCAGACAAATGAAAGATTATATGGACATTTTGTAGCATTATTTAAAGACAGCAAAAGCCCTAATAAATTAATATTTTACGATTCGTACGGATTGAAAATGGACGAGGAATTGAAATTTTCAAAATACAATGTGAAATCTATGGGAGCGATTGTCCCGCACTTATCAGATCTGATTCACAGGTCTAAATATACTGTGGAATCAAATATGAAGCGAATGCAAAAAAATAATAAAGATGACAATACCTGTGGACGATATGCCGCACTACGTGTGATATTTAGAAATTTATCTAACACGCAATTCAATTATATGTTATCGTCTAATAAACATTATGATTCTGACTACGCGGTTTCAATTTTAACACTCTATCATGATGATTTCGTAGATATTCTTAATTCGTAAAATAATATAAAAGAAATATATGTTTATATAATACTGAAAAATGGAAGAACCACAAGCACCAATTGAACAACCTGTCGCCGAAGTTGCAGAAGCACCCGTAAAGGTAAAGGCAAAGAGACAACCATCAGCATATAACCTATTTATCAAGGACACGTATAAGACATTGACAGATGTGCCAACTAACGAACGATTCAAAAGATGTAGTGAACTATGGAAGGAGAAGAAGCAAAAGGATTTGGAAGAGGCGAGTAAGCCAAAGAAGAAGGCTCGTGCTAAGAAGGCTAAGAAGTAAAGGAATGAAAATAAATATATAATATAATAAACTTAAAGAGAATATTATATTATATGTAATGTGTCGTATTTTGACATTTTGGGATACGAAGTTTGGATTTTGTGAAGGTAAGGTGTGGAGACAATCTATCACGAAATCAAAGAAATGGAATCGTATTGATAATAACAAATCAAATAGTCATGGTCATATTCAAGTCTGTTTAAGAAACAAAGAAGGAAAAAGAAAAATGTGTCTATTGCACCGCATTGTCTATAAAGCATATCATCCGTCATGGGATATTTTAGATAATTCAACGAATAATTGTATAGACCATAAGGACGGCAATAATCTAAACAATCACAAAGACAATTTACATGTCGTATCAAATCAAGAAAATCAATTTAATCGTAAAAGAGCAAGAGGATATTCTTTTAATAAGGGAGCAAATAAATGGCAAGCACGAATAAAACTAGATAGAATAAATATTCATATAGGATATTATGATAATGAAACTGATGCACGTCAAGCCTATTTAGACGGAAAAGAGAAATATCATATTATCAAAGAACGATCATTGTAATATCTTTTGTATTCTATTCTTTTGAGTTATCAATTGCTTATCAACATAATCATATATGGTCTCATCTGGAAAATAAGATTTGTTAATTTGATCTTCACACATTTTTACTGTGTCGTCATATATATCATTATATATGGATATCAATTTTTCAGTATGATCGTCAGTTTTATTTCTTATCTTCCTATATTGTGCTATTAATTTGGAAATCTCTTTTTTGAAATCATCCAGAATTTCCTTCACGTGTGCTTTATCGTCTGTCATTTTATTGCTCTTATAAACAGGTTGAGGTGATATATCCAATCCTATTTCCTTTTCTTGTTGTTCATTCTTTTTTGGACGTCCTCTACGCTTTTTTGGTTCTGCAATAATGGGTTCTACAACTGGTTCAATAACTGGTTCTACAACTGATTCTTCAATAACTTCATTTTCAATACAATTCTCTTCAATAACTTCATTTTCAATCGGTTGCTCTAGTTCTGCTTTAGCAAGTCGTTTTTTTGATCTGAATTTACGTGTCATTTTCTCCTTTTTTAATCCATCAATCTCCTTTACAGGTTCTTGTACATTACCGTTTAAAGTTGCTAATAATGTATTCAAACTATGAATCGTCATTCTATTCAAAGTCTTCTCATCGCTATTCGGAGATGCTACACGCACTTGCTCTATCAGCATTTGCTTCTTTGACGGCATTCTATATATTGTCTTTAGAAAAATAATAATAGCGATTTTACATATTTCTAATGCTACCCTAGGTTTAAGAGAATACTCTTATATATCTGATCATATATATATTCTAGATATATATTATAAAGACAATATGGAGACTGTGCCAGTGAAAATGTACGATAAGATAACTCATTATATGAGACTTGCTAGTAAGTTTAAAGATAGGTCAGGTCAGCAAAAGAAAGTCTTCGTACTTAATAAATTAAAGGAGATTTTATCTCAGGAGGAGTACGGGTTATATTTTGAATTGATCTCTGAGTTTATAGATTTTCTTATAAAGTTATCTAAAAATAAAAATATTTTAAAGGAATTGAATACCAAAACCAACGGACTATTTAATATATGTTTAGAATAATTTTTTTATCTTATTATATATTATAAAATAAAAATATGGATCTTATTAAAGTTGTTGACCCGAAAGTAAATGTTAAAGGAGATGTTGAAAAGAATCATCTGGTATTTGTTGGTGGTGAGCGAGTGACCTACACTGTCTCTACGGCAGATTCATGGGATACTCTTATGACGAATGCTACATGGTCAATTATTCCTCCTAGTGATAAGACTATTATAGACAGAAATGTAAAGGTACGTGCTTATTTTAAGGTTGAGGTTGATCAGCCACTTGATATCGGTACGCACGATGCTTTGAGACAGTTGCCTTTGTCATCTTTGGTTGACGTGACTCAAGTACAGATTAACGGTGAATCAATCAGCGATAACACAGGTAACATGTTGCACGCTATGATGTGTTATGGTAATACTGCTGAAGATCGTGATGCTCATTTGTCCGAATCGCCTGCAATGCCTGATGCTTTTCAAAAGTACGAAGACCAATTGACGTTTGGAAACGCTCGTAGTCCTTTAAATGATTACGGAGAAACCTACGGTGAATCTCCTCGTGGCGGTTTTGAATATAAACTATCTGCTGATTTAAAGACACTTAACTGTACCGTAACAGAACCCCTTTTTCTATCACCTTTTCAACAGTATCAATCTATGGATGAAGGGTTCATTAATGTAAACACTCTTCGTGTATCACTTCGCTTTAAGAGTGCGTTAAATCGTATCCTTTCTCATTCTATTGCTCCCAGCACGCCACAAATTACAAGCGTTACCACTACATTTAGCCAAGCACCTGAATTATTGATTAACTATATCACTCCATCTATTACTCAGCAATTACCTGAACTTCAGGTACTTCCATACAGTCAGATGCAGCAGTATATCCGCAATGTTCCTGATATGGCAGCAGATCCAGATCTTCAGGTTTCTGTTATTTCGGACACAATCCGCCTTTCAGTCATTCCCGAAAAGATCTATTTGTACTGTGCTCACAGCGAACCAAGTAAAAATTTTAAGGTTTCTGATAGTTTTCTTACTATTGATAGTTTGAAAGTTTCTTGGGGCAATCAGTCAGGTCTTCTTTCGTCTGCTACACCACAGCAACTATACCGAATGTCTAGAGAAAACGGTCTCAATATGTCTTATCCCGCGTTTTCTAAATACAGAGGAAGTGTCATCTGCTTGAGAATGGGTAAAGACATTGGATTACAGGCGAATGAGGCTCCTGGTGTGAATGGATCATATAATATTCAGGTTGAAATGACAGTCAGAAATCACAATTCAGAAGTTTTTAAACCTACATTCTATATGTGCGTTTGCAACACTGGTACTTTCAGCATTGGTGCTAACTCTGCTCGTGCTAGTATTGGAAACCTCACTGGAGATATGGTATTGGCTGCACGTGGATCTAATTCGGAGATGGACTACCATGAAGCCTTTTCAGGTGGAAAAGGTAAGTTTTTTCAAGGACTTAAGCGTTTTATTCATAAGGTGTCTGGTGTTGTTGGTAAAGTCGCTGTCCCAGTTGCTTCTGCTTTTGGTGCGCCAGAACTCGGCATGGCAGTACAGAAAGGAGCACAATTGGCACATGCTTTGTCGCGAGGTGGTAGACTGAGTGGTGGTAGAATGTAAATATTCAACAGGTTATATATGAAAATTGACTTAAAAAAAGAGTTATAGTACATATATAAAAATGTGGCATTGCCCTGAATGCGATATTGAGATCACGAAACCCAAAAAAAATCGTCATCTAAAATCAGCACGTCATCAAAAAAATATTGGAAATAATCCATACCATCTAGGTAAGATATATAAAATCATATGTAACGACACTGGTAAAATTTATATTGGATCTACTATAAGACATAGAATTGAAGATCGTTTAATAGAACATAAATGTGATAAGAAACAATATGAACTAGGTAAATCATATTCACATATTCGCTCGTCATATCAACTATTAGACAATTGTAGAATTGAATTGATAGAAGAGGTTAAATGTGAAAATGTAGATGAACTTCGTACAAGAGAACAATATCATATAGAAAATAATGAATGCGTTAATTTTATACGTTCAGCAGGGTTTTGTCCTATTGGATATTCTAAAGAATATCGTGAGAAAAATAAAGATAAAATTGCAGAGAGAGAAAAAGAATATCGTGAGAAAAACAAAGAGAAAATAGTACAAATACAAAAAGAATACAGAGAGA